GCTAAGTCATCATTACATCCTTCTTCTGCTTCGAATGAATTATGACGTTGAGCAAATGTCGTTAATTCTGAAATAATATCATAATCTACTGTCAGCAATTTATCATCTTCCATCAAGGTTTTCAAGTTGGAACACCCCAACTTTTTAACTGCTGCAGTTGTTCTTACACCAAGTTGTGATTTTTTACCACTAAATCCAGATCCAACAATCTGTCCAGCGCGACCTCTCATGGCACACATGAGAACATTATCGTATTCTAAGTCAAAGTGAAGAATACTTGCTACTTGATCTCCAATATCATTAACTTCTATCAATAACCAAGCGTCATTATAACCTTTTGCTACTTCATGAATAATACTTGGAAATAGCATTGGTTTGATTTCATTGTTTTTATATTTTGCTATTACTCTGTAGGGAAAGTTAGTAATATCAAAGACAATAAATGCTGAATAATCATTACCAAGACCACGAGCAACGTCTACAGTTATTAGGTAATTATGTTCTTCTTTTGGATGTTCATAAACATCCAATCCAGCATTTCTTTTAATTGGATCTTCGTATACAAGATTTCGAAGTTTTGCTGGATTAATCAGGGTATTAACGGATCCTAAAAACTCACATTCAAACTCAACCTTGAACTGTTGTTCGGAAGTGTTTGCAATCGTAGATGCCTTCCAATTTTCGTCTCTACCGGGCACTTCTGACCAATGGACATCAGTAGGCACATATTCATTTTTACCACGTTCTGCGTCATGCCACATGCGATAGAAGTGATTCATACCACGTGGTGTTGAAACTATAATAACTTTAGTGCTTTGTCCTGAAGAAATGGTAGGATAAACGGATGCAAAGAAGTCATCCGCAATATGATTTGGAATAAACGCAAATTCATCCAAAAAAATAATATTATAAGATCCACCACGAACAGCAGATGCTGATGTGGATGCTGCCATAATTTTGGACCCATTTTCCAATTCCAAACTTCCTCTATTCCATTGAAGAACCCCTTGTTGCATCCATTTTGGTAGGTTCTCATAAGCAAGTTGTAGTCTTTGAAGAAGATCTCTTGCGGTCGATGCTTTGTTGGCAAGAATTGCAATATTTACATTATCATTATAGAGAGCATAGTGTAAAAGGTAAGATACAACAGTTGTTGATTTACCCGTCTGGCGAGGCATCTTGCAGATATTAAATCGATTCTTATGGAAATTGGATACAAGTTTTTCCTGGAATGGATACATTTTAAATGGAACCAATCCATGATCAAGAGAAACGATTTTGATATAATTTTTGGCAAAATATACGGGGTCTTCTTTACATTTTAAAAATTCAACAATCTGGTCTTCAGTCCATTGAATTGTTGTATTTGCTTTCTTTAGATTTGGATTAGAAAGATAAGCGTCTTTCTGATTCAGTTGAATATCTTGAATTGTCATAATTACCTACTAATTTCTTCCCAGTCCAATGAAGCAAAAACATCAGCACCTGCAGTATCACTAGCACAAACAAGCGTCATTTCATAAGGTGTTCCAGTTAATCCATTCCTTTCTAACTGAAACTTGAAGAGTGCTTCTTTAAGAACATCTACTGATGCTTGTGATTGATTATTTGAACTAAAAAATCCAGATGCTAATATTCTTCCACCACTTACACTTGTTCCACCAATTTTATATTCAACTGCACCATCTACCCCAGCACTGACCCAAGTTCCTCCACTCGTTGTTGCGGATGCTCTTAGTTGCCAATTGTATAATGGTCCGTTTCCTGTTCCCATTATAGATAATGCCGTCGAAATAACAATCGCATCTAATCTATTTGGAGAAGATTTAAGACGAATAGAAATAACTGGATAATAAGTTCCCGCAGGTGATGGTAAATCTACTGGTGCAGTAATTGGAGTTTCTACTGTCTGTTGTAATCCACGAAGTTCATAACCACCTTCAGAAATTACAGTAGAACATACTTGTTTGAGAGTGCTTGAACTTGTTGTAATTCCAGTATTCGCAATCTCATATCTCAAAGGTAATGATGCAGTTGTGATATAAGTTGATTGGATAATATTTGCGTGATGGAATGAGTGGCAGTGAACAAAGTTTCCATCAATTACAAAACCAACTCTTACAGTTCCAAGTCCCAACCACTCAATATCCATCCAAAGAATTTGTGCTTTGGAAATGTCTAATGTATATCCAGAAACACCAGTTCCATCTAACTTATCAATATTCCATTCTGTTTGTGGAACTACAGTCTCTGTTCCCGTTGATAGACTTCTTTCTACAAAACTTACCGATGTGCTTCCAATACCAGAAACTTGGAGATACATTCCATTATCAGCACCAAAGTATCCAACTCTTTGTCTTAAATTTTCCTTTGGAGAATTCATTACAAAAGTATTCAATACTAGTAATGATTTTCCTGGTTGATAGGAGAATACCTTTGTGGTTTCTCTGATAACTGATGAACCACTTGTAGTTCCAATACCTATGTTAATTAAACCTTGTGCAGTTATAAATCCAACTGTAGAACCAGTTCCTACAATTAAACTATCCCAAAGATTATTGTCTCTATACCTATGAGAACTATCAAAAAGTGTGAGTGGATTTGATACTCTTGTTCTTCCAAAAGCATCAGGATTTACACTAACGGGAAATCTATTAATATTATCTACTATTCTTCCGTCTCTGGTTGCAACACCATTAACTTCAAAGAGAGTTCTCTCTTGATTTAAGAAGTCTTGTTCATTTTTATTCCACTGTGCCACGAATCAATCACTCCATGTTAAACTTTCTGGTCTATATCTTTGTGCTGTTTTAATTTTTAATGAATTAGAAGATGTTGGATAAATGTTATGAACGATTGCTCCGGGATATTCTCCTTGAAGTTGTTCTGCTAGTGCATTTTTATCTAGCATTTTACCTTCAACTTCTAAACGATATAATTTACCTTGCCAAACTACATCAGCAAGAAAAGATTCAGTTGCTTGTTCTGGTTGAGAACTATTCATATAGAGATTTCCATTAAAATCTCCTGAAATGTTTACACTCTCTGAAATAAACTCTTTAAAGGATTTCATACTAGCAATTCCATTTACGGAGGGACAGTGCTTTTCTCGTTGGACGCCCCTTTTCATCTTTCATCGGACCTTCTACCCCACTCATACGGGCACAAAATGACTTTCTTCTTTTTGCTGCTTTTGATCCTGGTTTTAATTTGGAGGGTTTTGTAGTAACTGCCATTGAAAGTTTTGATCCAGGATTTTCTCTTCTATAAGAAGCAATTCCTTTTTTATTTAATCCACCTTCAGGATTTTTACCTTCTTTACGTTGCCATGCAGGAGATGCTTCTGATAGTCCAAAATCTGCTCTCCAGTTAGAGAATTCTTCTGCTTTAACACATCGGTTATAAGTTTTCCCAAATAACTTTTGAGTTCCTTTTTTCTTATATCCAGGCCAACACTTTTTTGCCTCACTCATTTCACCACTATCGATATAATCAGCAGCAGCATCAATATAATCTGCTGCTTTGGTAATTTTTGATTGCACCCATGCTTCAATATTACCTTCACCTTTCATTTTTTTACGAAGTCTTTTTGCTGCAGCAATAATGGTTGAAAGTTCAGAACGTGCCATCGAATACTCATGATCATAAGATTCTGGAAAGTTTCCTGGATGGACAGTCGCAATATTATATTTTAATTGATTTGTGGTCAAAGCAGAAGGTCTAGAGAACATATCCCAATATTTTACGCCATATTTGCATTCATTTCTAGTTTCATCTTTTTGGCACTTTGGACAATATCTAACCATTTCCATTGCTTCAGACTTAGTTCCCCAATTTGCAGCACCTACTTTACGACATTTAACAAGTGCTCCAGAAGCATATGCACTTGGCCAAACATCATATCTTGCCTTAACCTTATGATAGCAGGCGTCTTTAGTGCCACTGCCTTTGCCTGGTTTGTCCTTCTGTGCCTCTTGAATTTCCATTGTTTCTTTTAATCCTGGTTCTGGTTTTACGTAATCTTTACTTTTTCTTCCTTTAGCAAAGGTTGGAACGTTCGTTGGTTTTGATGCTCCAGACTTTTGTTGCTGCCCTGGATCTTCCTGACGCTTACGACGAACAGCAGATTTAATTATAGATTCTCCTTTTTTACCCTTTCTTTTTAATGCCGCAAGTCTTGCGCTACTAAAACATTTTGGAGTTTTTGTTTCACCTGGTTCATTTGCACATGGAGAACCATCTGGTTGAACCCATCCCTTTACTCTTTTTCCAGACTTAGTTTTTCCACTAGAACCCAGAAACCAATGATGAAGAGATCCTGCCTCATCAATATTCACATCTTTGAACTTCTTGTGTTCTTTTTTTGCAGATGCTTCCATTTTTTTAAGACGAGTATAATAATCTGGAATTTCATCTAAATGTTGAAGGGCAATTTCTTTTGCCAATTTGTGATTTTTAGTATGCTCATGCTCAATTGGTTCACCGATATCTAATTGCTTTTGAATAAAAGAAACATCCATACGATGCTTCTTTGCAATTTCTTCAACTGTTTTAAATGGTTTAAATTGTTCTTTCAATTTTTTGTTTCGTCCTTGACAATGAGCTCTTTGAGAAAATCCTTTTGGATTGTTGCAGTCAATAGATTTTTTATATTTTTCTGACCAACCCATTGGGATACTAAAATTACTCTTTATTATTTAGAAAACCTTGCTTGAGTAATTTTGAAAGTTCTGAAGTTGATCCGACAAAAACCGCATTATTTGTGACATTATTTGTTGTTTTAGTGGATTCATCTTCAACTTCTTTAAGTTTTTTCTGCAAATCTATAAGTTTATCTGTTACATCTCCAACACTTTTGATAAGTTGTCCGGCAACTTCATATGCTCTTGGACTTCCTCCCTCTCCAGCAAGTTCCATTATTCCGTTAATTGCTTCTTGCCCCTTTTCAATTAAAGAATAAAGATTTGCTCTGGTATATTCATAATCTTTTTGAATATCGTCTGTTTTTAGAGGAGATATTTTTAATTCCTCTTTTACATTTTCTATCTCAACAATATTACTTTCAATATTAAGAGCAGAATCTAAACCATCAAATGTGTTATTCATATCTTATTAAATGTCCTCTTGTTGTGTTGGACTATATGTTTTGGAATCTCCAAAACTTTCCCACACTTCATTAAAACCAAAATCATCCTCAGGATCTGCATCAATAGGATCGGGGGTGAGAGTATACCTCATTTCCCTCTTTGCCTTTGTAGTATCTAGTTGATTATAATAATCAACTTGAACCTTGCGGATAAGACCATCTGTAGAATCTGCAATTGGACCAAATAGAT